TATCGATCTTGATTGGAAAAACTAATCCATCACGACCCGCACGATTCTTAGCAACGAACAACCGCCCCCATCCCGTAGCCTTTTCGTGCGACTTACGAGAGATAGAAATCACGACGTCCGCAACCATCGCTTTGCCGTATGCTTCTGACATGTTGCTGAGATCGACAACGTCGGCAGAAGAACCTTCTTTGTTCGATTGTGAGGCTGTCCAGATTGGAATACCTTTCTCAGAAGCAAAGCCTCGAAGCTCTTCATAAATCAATTTCAGCTCATGACGAAGAGAATCGAACTGACGAGTTGACCGCATAATATCTGCGTAGTCGATCACAATAAGGTCTGGTTTGAAACCTTTAACATCTAGCCTTTCGATGTGAGACCGCAGCGTGTAAATTGAAGCCGTGTTAGTAGGAAATTCTTTGATAATAAGTCGACCAAGCTTCATATCCTTGTACTGCGCCATGACCTCGTCCTTGCGATCAATGACTTGATTCGATTCCATGTCACAAAGGTTCGAATCGTATCGAACACCGACCGCAGTCTCAGAAAGCTCAAAGGTATAGTGCAGAACATTTTTGCCCGCCTTTAAAGCATTAGCACCGAGCATTGTGAGCAAATGAGACTTACCGACGCCAGTCGCCGCGACGACGACGCCAATCTCGCCGGCGCCGAGGCCGCCATTGAATATTTCTTTACGATCAAGTTCATCGAGGCCGGTCGCAACGCAATTACGCTGCAACCTAGTAAATCGTGCTTCGAAATCAGTAAAAAAATCATGACCAAGCGCCGGCGCGGTGCCGACGAGAACTGCTTTTCGAATAGTCTCAACGATCGACTCATATTTTTCTGCCTGCATCTGATCGACTGCATTCTCAAGGGCCGCCTTGAGAGCTTGCTTACGACAGAAATCAAGCGAACGATCTTTTACAAACTGTAAGTCTCCTGGGTCTGGGTTCGCCTTCATACGCTGCAGATATTCAATAATCTGATCTCGGAGGATAATGTCTGTACCAATCTTGAGATCTTCTTTGATTATTGTTACAAGAAGTTGCAACGTTGGAAACACCTTGTACTTTTTTGCGTAAGAAAAATAACGGTCTGCAAGGAATTGTAGATACTTCAGCTCGAAATAAGAAGAATCAAAGACTTCGAGCATTTGCTCGGCCCACTTCGAGTCGGTCAACAGAGCCTGACCAATTTTTTCTTGAAATGACTTGCCGTACGTACCGAAAGTTACCTTGGTCGTTTTATTTTCGTTTTCTAACATTTGTTTCTCTTAACTGTTTGAAGCGGCTCTATCGACACAGCTGAACGAATAAAAAAAAGTTTCAGAATCGAAGTCGCTTATGCCTTCTTTTACGAGGGTCTTGATGAAAGAGATTTTATCGAGTGTCGGTTTGAATGTATCGACCGCGTGTTGCACTCTGGAAATTTGATCTGCTGACATCATACTACCGTCCAAATGTACAAGCTTCCAATTACGTCTAAGGTCGTCTTGACATTCCAGGACGCGACGATAAATAATCGATTCTGAAGAATGTGAGTGACAAAAGTCGATGACTTCCTGCAGTATGATCTCAGAATCATTACCAAGAAACGGGAATTTAGTCGCGGCAGTCTTAAACCCAATGCCTTTTATACCTGGCACGTTGTCGCCTGGGTCTCCGCACAAAGCTTTTGCGACGGCAAAATTGTGGGTTTTGATCTTGTATTCTTCAAAAATATCGTGAGAAGAAACGACTCTCTTCTTGTGCAAATTGTATATACGAGTTGAATCATCTAAAAGTTGATACATGTCTTTGTCTGCAGAGACAATGACTTTTTCTAAGCCTCTAAATGGTCCTTTACAAAGATGAGCAACTACGTCATCGCCTTCGCAATTTGAGACATATACCTGACAAACAGGAACAAACTTGAGCATACTAAGCAATGTTAGTAACTGATATTTTTTGTTGTCTTCAGATTCCGGAATATCGTCTCCGTAAAAACGATTTAATTTTTCGGCTCGGCGGCCGAGCTTGTAATCAGGATATATGGATCTTCTACGAGAAGATCCGCCACCTTCCCAAACGACGCAGATCCTGCTCGGTTGAATCTCTCTAAGAACCCGAGACAGAGTCTTCATGAACCCAACGCAGCCTCCCATCTGGTAACCATGACTAGACATGGTTGGATAGGCGGCCCAGCTACGAAGAAATAGATTTGCTCCGTCAACGATTAAGACTGGTCTGGGTATGGTCATTCATACACCCGTGCTACCAAACCCACCTTCACCGCGGACCGACGTCGACACCTCAGAAGTTCTTTGAAAGATCGCTTGAAAAATCGGAAAAAATAGAAGTTGTGCAATCCTATCACCTTTTTTAACAATAAATCTGTCGTCACTAGAGTTGAACAGAATGACTTTTATTTCGCCTTTGTAATCGTTGTCAATGACGCCTGGCGCATTCAAAACTTGAATGCCGTTCTTTGCAGCAAGTCCTGATCTAGAACAGACCATCGCGCCGAAGCCGTTAGGCACGTCCAGCTTGATTCCTGTCCCTACGACGACTCTTTCTCTTGCTTCAAGAACTAAATTTTCTGTAGATCGAAGATCGCATGCAGCAGAACCGGGCGTTTGGTATGAAGGAATAAGTGATGGGTCATCTGTGAGAATTTTGACCCAAATTGGATTTGTTATACGCTCATTCATCTCCGCCTCCATCATCAGTCACATTATCATCTACTTCTGATCCAGCAGCAGGACCGGCTGTCAGAGTTAAAGCAGCATCGATTACGTCTCCATAATAAACGGACCGTGAACTTCATCTCTCATTAACGTTCCAAATTCGCTCTTGTAGAATTTCTTTTCTACAACAACCTCTCCGGTCTTTTCGTTGACTACGCTAAGCTCTTTCCAAGCGCCTTCGCCTGAAATACTGATTGTATGCCCCTTACGTTTAACAGGGCCGTTTTCTTTACAGTGAGATCTACATTCATCAAAGAGGTATTCATCTTCAACGATTCCCTTACCGAAGATGATGTCAAACTCCATCTTTCTGAATGGAGCAGCGACCTTATTCTTTTTAATAGTAACCGTTGTATGGATGCCAATAGGATTACCGTTCTTGTCTTTGACTTGATTTCCACTTCCTAGTCTAATACGAACAGATGAATGGAAAGGAATCGCTTTCCCGCCAGGCGTAACGGCAGGGTCTCCGTGCATCACTCCGATGGCATCGCGAAGTTGATTAATGCACAGCAACGTTATATTATTTTGACCAATCACGCCTGTGATCTTACGCATCCCTTTTGAAATTGCTCGAGCTTGCAGACCGATTGAGTTTTGGTCATAATCTCCATCGAGCTCGGCTTTTGGAGAAGTCGCGGCGACAGAATCCCAAATAACAAGAATTGGAACGTCCTTATCAATGATTTGTTTCGCTTTAAGAATCGTTGATTCGATGATAGAAAAAACTTCTTCAGTACAGTGTGAATCGCAGTAGACAAATCGTTTACGAACATCGATTCCCATGTCAGCTAGCTTCTGCACCGGCGTCGCATTTTCCGTGTCGATATACACGACTAGCCCACCGGATTTCTGTACCATTGCAGCTGCGTGGTAAGCAAGATGTGACTTACCTGAAGATGGTAGACCAGAAACTTCAATGATTCGACCTTCAGGATATCCGCCACCAATGGCGTTTTTAATCGCATAATTCAATTGAATAGAACCAGTGTCGATCCACCTCTTCACTACTGTTGGCGCATCCATCTCAGAAAGATTGTAAGCGATTCGAGTCCCAAATTCTTTGTTGATGGAGGAAATAAGATCCTTCATCATGCTATCAACTTCATTTTTTTTTGTCATATCTTGTTATTATCTCCTGCTGCGTCTGAATAGTACAAACGCCGGAAACCCATTTGATCTCCGGCGTTTTATGCGACTAGTTGCTGATCACTCGTCGCCCATCAAATCAGCAAAAGCATCATCCAATGACTGCTTCTTAATAGGAGCTTCATCTTCTGGCTTCTTTGGCTTCTTTGGCTTTTCAGGTGAAGCTGCCTTCACTTCCGCTACAAGGTCGTCGAGAGCGTCAGCTGGAGCGGGACCTCGAGTCGTCGGAGGCGTCGATACTTCCTCAGCGACGCCACCATTGAGCCAGTTATTGAGGACTGTCTCGATCTCTTGTGTCGACTTGAGTCGATACATATCATCAAGGTTTGGAATCGAATTGAGCCACTGCTCAACAGTCTTTGAATCCTCATGCAGCTTTGTTGGTCGACGAGCCGGATCAACCGTCGTATCATTGAACTGCTTACCTGGTTGCTTCGTAATCGATACCTTCAGATCAAAACCTTCTGTTGGCGAAAGAATATCACCAACCTCCTCGTCAAGGAAAAAGCCAAGCATCCGTTGGTACACGAGCTTGCCGAAGCTCCAGATCTGGACGCCTTTGTCTTCTTCGCCACGGACGATGACCGGAGCATAACACCGCATCTTCGGCTGCAACTTCTTGGCAAGGACACGATCATCCGGTTTACCGCTGCTGTACAGCTTACGAATCAAATCATTGATTGGATCCGGCTTACCGAACTGATTTGGAGCCAAGATACCAGCGTTTTCACCGATGTAGTAGAACCACCGCTCCATGAACGGCTGACCATCAGGTGCATTCTTCCATGGTAGACATCGAATCTTATGCTCACCGAGACTCGGCTTCCACAGCTGAACCGATGACGTCTTCTTCACACCGCTGAGCTCTGCAACACGACGCTTAATTGCTTCTAGATCAATTGCCATAATACTTTTTCCTTTTCCGTTTCCTATTCCGTACCCTGTGGCAGGAATGTTTCCCTGCACCGTGCAGGTAACCTTACCTTACCACTAACCTTTTATTGTGTTCAACGCTTCTTTTCAGGTCCAACCTGGCTTCTTACGCTTGCTGCGTTCGCCTCGGGCTCCCGGACCTTCGGCGTCTTTGCCTGTGTATCCGAGAGGGGCAGCGAAGCCAGCGATCGCACCTGCGCCGCTGAACTCATCCAACTCCTCAACCTCATCCTCTTTGTCCTTCTTGTCTTCGTCACCAGGCTTTTTAGTACCCGGCATCTGGTTTGGTACATGAGAATTACCCTGTAGTTCTAGGATAATCGACCTGATGTACTCACGTAGTAAGACGTTCACAAAGATAAATATATCTCACTCTTTTTCTTGCTTCGTAGAAATGACGTCTGCATGATGGACGATATCAGCGAGGAGTGGTTCCTTCATCTTGTAGGGAGCATTGGTATCGTCATACTGACCATCATTCAGCTTGATCGCCAAGAATTCATCTTGAGTCAGTTTCAAACCAAAGTGCTGGCACAACCACACACCACGATCTGGGACGGTCATGTACTGCATGACACGATTGTGTTTGTACATCTCGCCAAGCTTTTCACGATGCCAGTCTGAGTCCTGTGGAACATAGAGGTCAGCTTCCGGAGACCCCAGCTTTCCAATGTCATGGAAGAGGCACCCGATGATGAGAGAATCTTTCCGAACTTCCCAACTAAAAGCTTTACACAACTTCATCGCATTAGACAAGACCCTTAGAGAATGTTCCGCCAGCCCTCCTGGATACGCTGCATGATACTCCTTTCGACTCGACGCCGGACATAGTGCCAAGCGTTCGCCAAAATGGTCAATCATCGATAGCGCGGCTTCAGATCTGTCTCCAAGCTTTTCGCAAAGAGAACGAAACTTATCAAAG